GCACCTTGATGACTACCACCCGGAGCACTAATGTTATAACGAACTGCATCACCTGTTTTTAGGTTGTGTGCTGTGGCAAAGTTAATACGGTTATCTACTGTAATAACACGAGATGCACTTGAACCGTCAATGATCAGTGTTCTGCGAATAAGCTGATTGCTTAACTTAATGTTATCACCACCTCTATAGCTGACTAGGAATCTAGTACTGTAGTTTTGCAGTGTTGGAGCTCGCATCCAAGCTAGGTTATCGAGTCCAGTTGTTAGTGCCACCGGAACAAAGTTAACGTTAGCATTAACTAAACTCATCCAATACATACCGTTATAGATAACCATGTCACCGTAGACATATGTATCTGCTGCATTCCATTCGCCTTTGAAGAACGTACCAACTAATGTTGGGTTCGATACTTTAAATTGGTGAACAGTGCCTGAACCTACTCCGGACATGTCAACTAGGTCAGAGTTGGTATATGAACCAACCCAGCTGTTATGCAAGGAGAATTGGTTGGCTGATTGGCCGGTTTGTGCACCGCCACGAGGGCCTGTGTTTACGGAGTTGTTAACAAAGTATTGACGCCCGTCAACTAGACCGTTAATTACACGACCGCCGGCCCATACGCGATATGTTACGCGGTCACCAGTAATTAGACCGTGTGCAGTAGAAATAATTCTATCCGAAGCTGCTGAAACAACAGTGTTTAAAGAACCGTTGACAACAACGTCACGTGCAACAATTGTTGCTAGACCTTGTGCTAGACTTTCTCCATATACCAATGAACTAGTAAATGTATGAGCACCAGTACTGCCTAATGTGGCATATCTACGAATTGGAATATTTGCCAATGCGTTAGCTTTGGTAGTAGCTAACTGGAAGGAATCAATACCAGTTCTAATAGTATAGTATGCGGCGTTGTTTGTAAGAGCATTGTATCCGCTAGGTGGAACATCAGCAGCAAGGCCTTCACCGATTGCATATACCAATGCACCTTTGCTGTATGTTACTTTGCCACCAGTGATATAACCATGATTAGGAATTATAAATTCGCCAGTTAACATGTTTAGATAATCAGCGGGTTCAAATTTAAACTCTCTTACAGGAACTGTAGTATTTGTTGCTAGATTAAAGGTAGTAGCTGTAGTAGATACAACTTGATACCCGCCGTCCAGTGTGCCTGTTGAAGAAACGTCCTCTAGTGTGTGATTACCTACTGTGCTAGATGCTAGGCCCTGTAACGGAATCGAACTGTAGTAGTGAACAAATGTCCATGCTGTACCTGCTGCTGTAATATCCAATGGATATTGTGCATATGCTAGTGCAGGTGTAAATGCCAAGGCAAATTCGTTGTTGTTATACACCAACGCATAGTAAACTGAGGCACCAACTAATGAAATTGCCACACCACCGAAGGCAGCAATTGTACCAGCTGCGGTGCTAGAAATTGCAACTGTATCACCGGTTCTTAGATTATGATTAACTAACGTAAAGAAATCGTTGGTTGCATCAGCTGCACCAGTCGAGAATGTACGTTGTGCGCCCTGTGTGGTATCAAACAACTGGAAGCTACCGTATAATTTTTCAACTGCGGTTGCTTCTTGTATGTCACCGGCTGTAGTTCCTCTAAAACCTCTAATCACTGTTAGTGTTTGACTGACAATGTTGCTAATATAAATGTACTCGTTGCCAACTTTAATAGTATCGCCGATATTTAGACCAACTGCTGTGGTAATGGTCAATGAAGTAGCAGTTGATGTAGCAGCCGATAGTAATCCACTAACGGACCATGCAATATCGTTTACTACGTTTCTAACAATATAACTCTTGTTATTGACTAAACCTGGGAAACCAACAGTACCAGAGCCAATATCAACACCGCCTCTATTTTCGTAACGTACCACAGCATTTTCGGTGAAAAGCTGATTTTGGGTAGCTACAACGATTCTGTTGGCATATTGATTTTGCACAAATGGGCTTGAGAATGCAACTTCGCCTGCGGCTGCACCCGGAACAATACCAGTGATTTGCACAGTTGGGTTACCGGACGGTAAAACTGATGTGCTGTATGCCTGTAATTTGAAAGTGTTGTTATCAATTGGCACCATATAATACTGTGCGTTCAATGTCAGACCCTGAATCAACTGAGCTGCCGATTGTTGCGATAGGTATGTTCTAACACGTGGCCAGTTTTGGCCAGTTGCATCTGTAATTTTGTCAAACAATGGACCTGGATAGTCTGGAGTTTGTGGATACACGCCCTGACCAGTATACGCAGTTGTTAGGCCAGTAATAACCGTTCCGCCAACACGTCTGTTTGTGGCAAATCCGCCATGATTTTCTAAGTAGAAACTGTTTGAATATAGATTCTCATCGATGGCTGTAACAAAGAATCTACCACCACCTGCAGTAGTTGTACCTGCCGAACCTGCAGTAGTAGCACCAGTAAAGTCTAATAAAGGACCAGTTGGCGTAATACTTAGAGAGAATTCAGTGGTTGAGTTTTGATTAAACACATTACGGATATAATACTTCTGGTATGAAGTAAATGTATCTGGAGTGTTAACCACTGGAGTTGGCAGTGTTGAACCCGAACCTGCTCTTAGGATGATTGCTTGACCTTCACGCACCCAGGCTGGGACGTTTTGGAATAAGCAAATAACTCTGTCACGTGCTTGACCAGTTGCTCCAACTGTCTGAGATGTAAAGGTAGCAACGGTCATACCTGGGTGTAGTGAAAACAATCCGCCTGCTAGGGTTGTAACTGCACTAAAGTTAATCTTCAAGTTAGCTATCGCAGGACTGTATGGACCAGAACCTGTTGCAGTTTCGTTGGTATACAATTCAATTTCGTCTGCATTGATTCTGCTTACGAAATAGATAGCATTGGCAACTGGAGGGTTTGTACCGCCAGACCACGCTTGACCGTTAAAGCCAAATACCACTGGCTCACCTGTTACTAATCCGTGATTTTTAATGTAGATTCTGTCACTACCGGTTGGCACATCTTGTAATCCAAAGAACTTAGTAGTCTTGGCCTTCCAGTCATGGTATGCAACACGAGTTGCATTGACTGCAGGGTCGTTATGTAACTGTGCTCTGATACCAATAGTGGTAATATAATCCCAACGATTAAACGTTGTTGACCCGTTGCCGCCAGAGTTTACAATACTATAGGTTTGTGTACTGCCGGCGTTAACGTTAATACCGCTGGTGTCAGTTGGGCCAGTCATTACAAAGCTAGTACCAGTTGGTGAATAGCTTGTAGAAGAAACAATGTACACACCGTTTAAGCTACTAACATCTGATCCACTGATTGTAATTTGTTGCTTGGGCCAAATGTTCAAACTAATATTTGTATTGTTACCGCTTAATGATACTGTATAGTCTGGACTTCCACTGGTGCTGGCAATGCTTGAAATACCAGTGATAAAATCAACACCGCGCTTGTAGAACACAAATGTATGTGTTCCAGAGCCAATACCGTTAAACTGCATTGGGTTAGTTGTAGCATATGCATCTTTTGGACTTGAGAACAACTTAAATGTATCAGTGGTAATGTTACCAACATACAAGAATCTACCATTTGTTGTACTATATGATGGCAAAGGACCTGCACCGAATGCAAAGTTAGCACTTACGTTGGCGTTGACCTGCGGAGCAGATCCGCCGGAACTTGTACCTACGTATGCAATTCTGTCACCTAACGCTAGTCCGTGTGCTGGTACAGTAATAACGTGTGTGGAAATGTTAATACCGGCTTGTGTAATTTCACGTCTAACAGTACCTACGTGGAACGGTTCGCTTGGTAGGAAATAACCAGTACTGTAATTAGTACCTGTCATTGTTACACCTGAGCCAACAGTACTAGTTTTACTTAATGTGTAAACACCAGCACCACCAAATGTACCGGATGTAAAACCAGTAATAATTGTACCTTCAGTTACGCCTGCACCTCTAACTAGCATACCAACCGATACAACACCGGATGTCATTGCAGAAATTGTCAAGTTAGTTGTAGCAATAGTGGCTGTAAACACAGCACCTGTGCCGGCCAATGTTTGACGATCGTCAACTTCACCGCTGGAGTTACTAATAGTAACTGGATTAAAGTTTAAGAAAGTATTTGATAAAGTGTTTACAAGATAAAATTGACTGTTATTAGCAAAACCGTGTTGTTGTTCAGTTCTTACAGTTAACTGTGCAGGAGCTCCTGCATTGGTTGTAATAGGACCGTCGGTGTTTGCCGCAGTGTTATCTAATAATACCTGAGCACCAACATAAAAACGTCCACCGGTGATAGTGGTGTATGGACTTAACAGATTAACTGGAGTTGTTGTGTTACCACCTTGAACGGCTTTGGCTTCATAGCTAAATGCTGTATCAGTTGTACGTTTAACAATAAATGTGCCTTCTGCCGATGCACTATCAACTCCGCGAACATCAATCGGAGTACCTGTTACAAATCCGTGTGATGTGGAAGTGGTCACTGTAACAATCTTAGTACCAACTGTGGTAATAGATACAATACCAGTTAATGGGGTATCGTTGGCAATGCTGTGAAATGCTGGGACGTCGTTTAGACGCTCGACTGTTTCCCATTTAGTTGCTTGTAGACCGTATTCAAAGTCAGTGTCGATCAGCGTATTAGGCTGAGATACACGGAATTTAGACACCGGATCTTGATAAGTATCCGACGGTTCAAACTTTGTTGCATCTTGCTCAATAAAAATCTGCAAGGTGTCCGTAGCAGACATTGCAGAACAGTCGTATTGGAATACGAATGTAGTTTCATCAGTTGACGCATTGTAACTTCTGCTGATAATCTTTTTCGAAGTATCTGCAAAGTTATATAAAATAATGTTGTCAGTTAAATTAGTAACTAACAATACTCTCTTTTGTGACACATTTCCGTCGACAGCAATTGAATCTGTTGATGGAGAAAATGTGTAATTAAATATTAGTGACTTAGCCATGTATTTCTATCCTTTGTTATATTTATGATCCCAACGCAATGGAGAACGCAATTCCACTAATTTGTGTTTGATTAATGTTGCTATCCACATATGTCTTTGTTGCTTGTTCAGTTGGCACAGCAGCGTTTGAGTTGCCGCTTAGTGTTCCGTCTGAACTAAATTCGTTAATTAGTTCTCCAATTTGAGCACCGATTGAACCCAGTCTTAATGATGTCAAACCGCTCAAGTCAAACGCACTAGCGTTCAGTGTTGCTCGACCAGTTGCTTGATCAACCTTGAAATATTCACCAACTCTAAAATTACCGTCTTGGTCAGTGGTTACATAATAAACACGACCTGGGAATAGTTCAATTACTTCATTTGCCTGTGATGCTGCCTGTGTAGGAGTACCTGGATAATTTGTAGTACTAATACCACCAGTACCAATATTTAAGAAATCGTGTCCAGTTAAACGCAATTTACTATATCTGTATCTAATAATAGTTGCTGTACCGTCAGCACTGGCTGTTAGTTTTTCAGTGGTTAATACCAATAATGCAAAGCCTGCTGGTTTAAATCCAGCTGGACCGGATGTATATTCACTTACTGCTTGAATAATATATGGAGTTGAATCTCCAGTAATTGAAACGCTGCCGCCCGGAATTGGTTCAGCTACGAATCCACTGACTGCTAATACAAACCCTTTCTGTCCAGTTACACCGCTGGTAGCAATCGTTGCAGTAACTCCTGAACCATTGCTAATAGTTTGACCTGCAACAAAAGTGCCAGATACAAGTTTATAAATTATTCGTTCAGTGCTGTCTTGCACACTCAATACTGTACCTGTTGCGCCACCCGAACTTGTAATTGTATTACCTGGACTAAACGAACCGCCACTTAATGAACCCAATGTCCAAACTAAATCGCTACCATATAATGTTCCGTTTGGTGGAGTTTCGCCGGTGTCGAATCCTTGACTAGATGATCCGTATGTACCGTAACTGTTGTTACCGTTCAATGAACGAATCTGTCCGCCATCGCTGGCTGCAAAACCAAATACGCAATAGTAGGTAAAGCAAGAAACTAATTCTGCTTTGCCGGCATGTCTTACCCAAACTCCAACTCCATTGTCATTGATACATGTAAAGTTGTTTAAGATCATTGATCTGTTACCACTAGCATGAACGCCACCGTCAATGAGTGCGCCCACACCACCGGTACTAAATGTTGTCACGTCTTGAATGTATGGACTCTTGTTAACAACTGGGCTAGCGTCATTAAATCCAAAGAACACACCACCTCTAGTGGCAAGTTCGATGTTAGTAGGACTACCTACACTCTTGACAAATCCAGTCATACCAGTTACGTTTATTCTAGAAACCTGTGAGCCGTCACTCATCAAGAACATGGTTGTTCTATTGTTTAATGTACTGCCGTCTGCACTTGTACCTGCTGCTGGACCGATGCTGGTTGTACGAAGACCGTCGCCAACAATACTTACGTTTACTGGAACAACGATCGGTAATAATTCTGCGTATGTTCCGGACTTAACATAAATTGTTGCACCCGAACTAACCTGTGAACATGCATATCTAATCGTGGCAAATGCACGATTCATTGTACGACCGTTGTTGCTGTTACTACCTTCTGGAGTAACATAGAATACGTTAGCTGTTTGATTATTATTTTCGTAGCCGGGAATACCTGCTGCGGAAACAACTAATTGTTGACCATTAGTGCCAATTGGTAATCTTGCAACTGCACCGCTTGAGTTTCTAAAATATGTATCGCCTGTGGTAGTTAATACTGGACCTAGGTCACCTGTTTGTGCAACTAAGTCCCAGCTACCTGGACTTGAATCTGGTTGATTACCAACGTTGTCGCTGACAACAGAAATCCATGAGCTAGATGCAAAGGATACAACATCATCAATTTCATACTCTGTAGAGATACTCCATGTACCTTGCCATTTCATACCGGCAACTAATAGTTCCCAATATGTGGCATTTGGTGGTTCAATATTTGTGGCTGTGTTTGAAGTATGTGCTAGAATACATAGATATGAACGACCACCGTATCTTACAACTTCACCTGGTTTGTATGCTGTTGCATTAGCATATGCTCCAACAAAAGAAAATCCATCAACTAGCTTTGAAAAGTATGTTGCATTGGTTGGAAGTTCTGTGTTTGACTCTAATACGTTGAGGTATAAGTGACCACCATGTTTAACAACATCGCCTTTCTTATAGCTGTTAGGTGCTGTGCGTGAAGCCCACACACCTTCATATTTGAATCCAACACTAAATGTATCCCAGTATGTGGCATTAGCTGGAGTTTGTGTAGCAAGTACATCAGTTTTAGCAGCGTAGTAATTGCCACCGTAGGCTACTAATTCGCCTGGCTTGTATGTGTTTGCTGAATTATATGTTCCAATAAAGGTATAGCCTTTATTAAGAACGTCCCAGTATGTTGCATTAGTTGGGCTGTTGCCAGTTGTTGTCTGCTTGGCAAGGTAAGTATACCCACCATAGGTAATTGCATCACCGATGTTGTAGGTTGTTCCACCAGCATATGCTGTGGCGCTGTATTTGATACCGCCGTTTAATACATCCCAGAATGTTGCATTACTTGGAGCATTACCGGTTGAGTCTTGTTTAGCTACGTAGCTGTAACCACCAAAGCTAACGATGTCGCCTTTTCTATAAGCAGTACCACCTGCGTATGCACCACGGAATTGTACACCGCTGGTAATAGCAGTCCAATTGTTTGTGTCAGTTGGTAAATTACCAGTTGTGGTTTGAATAGCAACGTAAGAGTTTGAACCGTAGGTTACCACGTCACCTGGTTGATATGCAGTTGCGCCGCTGTAGGCACCTTCAAATTGAAGACCAGATGCAAATAATGTCCAGTTAGCAGGTTCAAAAGAACCAATAGATAAGTGAAATAATTGGCAGATATAAAGTTGTCCACCGTAGCTGACAACATCATTTAATTTGTAACGTACAGCACTAGACCAACTTCCGGCAAATGCAATACCATCGTTTAACAGATCCCATTTTGCAATATCGGCTTCTAGACCGCCTGCTTCGCTGGTAGCAGATGCGTTTGACACGTGACCTGTATTACAAATATATGAACGTCCACCCCAGCGAACAACGTCAGCTACTTTGTAGTATGTGCTAACATTCCACGCCTGTGCCCATTGAATACCGTCGGTCATTAACTGCCATTTTGCGGCTGTTAGGTCAGTATAAAATCCACCATTAGCGGTTGCGCTCGATGTATGACTTATCGAACAAACATAAACTTTACCACCATATCTAATAACGTCATCTTTAACGTATGCGGTAGAAATCGCCCAAATGTTTTTCCAAACAAAGCGCAATCTACCTAATTTAAACTCTGCCATAGTTGCTATTCCTTATAATTATTTCTCTATTCTTATATTTATTACACTATCTGATCTGCTGGATACTCATACTTCTTGTTGATCCTAGCTACTAGTTCGCCTTCGTCATTGATATAATAATAGATGTTTCGTTCGTCCCATTTATATTGATCAAATGTCAAGTTTGCAAATGGGCGACTTTTGTCGTCCAAAATACCATCAAAAAAGTCAATTCCAAATTCAAAGTTATCAAAGTCGTCGGCTGCGTCACCAGCTTTGTTAACTTGAACAACATCATCGCCGAGTACCTGATCAACTTTTGTAAGATATACAAAGCCTTCGTCGTCTCGTCTTAATGCGTAGAAATATCTAATATTGCCTTCGCCCAATAATGAGCTAAGGTCCGGAGCTCCGACGTAATTGGTTTGACTCATATTATGTAATCTCCACGAAACTTACTAGTACATCTACCGAATCTGGTTTGCTGCTTACTACTTTTAATTCATTTTCTGTTGTCATAATCAATTTCTCGCCACCGTTAACTGCTCTAAGAGTCTGGAATGGCGGAATAATAATGTCTTTTAAATAATACCCTGTGGTACTAGCTGAGTCAGTTAACAAAATACTAATTTGAATTGCTTCTTCTAACAGATTAGCCAAACTAAAACCAATGATCGTTGCTCTGTTACCAGGACCAGTTTGAATTATCTGTGTCGGTGTAATTCCGACTTGTGGTATAACTATATTTCTAAAAAAGGTTGCCATATCTTATCCTAGTTGTAGAACTTTTTCAATTGCAATATCAATTGCAGTAATTTCATTTACAGCACCTTGCAGGCCGGACGGGTTAGCCCAGGCTGCTCCATTCCATACTTCAATGGCTCCTGTATCAGTATTGTATCGTGTCATACCAACCACTGCATACGCAGTTGGTCTACCGGTGCTAGATCCAAATGGCAATACAAATCCATTCGAACCGGCAATTTTAAAATATCCGTTGCCAGATGGTTGAAATGTAACTACTGCATTATTTGCAGTATTTGTAATTGTGTTGTCACGAAATGCAAAATTTTCAACAAGGACTCTACCGGATCCGTTGGCTTGAATACTTAGATCAGTGTTGGTAACTGTTGACTGAATTGTATTATTTTCTAATTCAATGCTACCAACTCTTAATTTGTTAGCAATATTAAATCTTGATGTATTAATATCGGCAACTACTGATCCGCCCGCATAAAATCTAATAGTATTATCGTTCGCACCAGGTGTTAATTCTGCTGTAATTTTTGTATTACCGTCAATATCTTCTACGCCTGCTAGATTAAACCAATTAGTACCATCAAAACCTTCGTAACGATTTAACTCAGTGTTAAATCTCATCATACCTGTCGAACCAGTTGGACGTTGTGAAGTTGTACCTTTTGGTAATGTAATTGCTTGGGTGGTATCAAATCGCACAACACCAGTGCCGCTAGGTCTTACAATTAAATCTTCGTTGTTATTCCAAGTAGAAATAACATTTTCGTTGATGTCAATGCGCTCTAATCTAATTGCACCAGTGCCGCTGGCTCTTAATTCTAGGTTAGCATTACTGCTAATGCTTCGAATAACGTTGTCAAAGATTTCAATGTCTGCAAGATTTAATTTAGCAACAAATAAATCTTTCCAACGCAGTGTTGACGAACCCAAATTGTATGTATTTGTTACTTCGGGTAATAAGTCGCTTTTAATACCAGCGTTGATAACAATAGAATCAGTGGTTTCGTCGCCAATAGTGATATTGCCACCAATGGTAATATTGCCATCTGCATTAATACTGCCAGTGGTGTGCAGATTGCCATTGATAACTGTGTTTGAATAAATGTCAACTGTGCCGGCACCGTTGGCTCTTAGTTCTAAATTTGCGTTAGAAACAGTGGTTGATATTTTATTTTGTTGAATTTGAATGTCATCAATCTGTATTTTAGATTGATAAACAGTAAAGTCATTAGCACCTGGATAAAACGATAGAACGTTTGTATCTGAACTAATATTATTGCCGTTAAAAGTAACACCTGCAATGTTAGCTTGGTTTGTAACTTCTAAATTTGTTGTTCGGGTTGTACCAATGACATCTAGATCGTATTGAGGATTATTCGTGTTGATGCCCACTCGTGGAGTAGTGTTGGTAGGCGAAGCTACCTTCAGGAATAGTAAGTCGGTCTCAAAAGCCAGATCCGTGCCGCTACGTAGCAGGTTTGCTTTTAAGAGCGGCCCAGAAATACGACCAACAGCCATGTGCTCTCCTCAATACCCCGTGTTTCACGGTTAACCACCTTACGTTGCGGGTTTACCACAGTTTGATTGTAGAAGCATTTGGTCAACACTTCTACTAAGTTATTTATGTGATTTTGGAATTAGCCTAGGATTAGGCTGTAAATATCGACATATTCTTCCATTTGGTCAATAGTAACAGTTTGCCCGCTGCCTGTAATTTGGCCATAAGCTACACCGTCATAGACTTCAAACTCGCCCAATGTTGTATTGAATCTAAAATCGCCAAGCTGCGTATTTGGAGGGATAGTAGTCAGCGTTGGACCGTTAGGAATAACCAATCCATTATCTCCTGCTAATACATAATACCCCTGTCCAGTAGCAGCAAATTCTATATTATTGGCGGTGCCGAATATTGTATTTTCTTTAAATGCAATATCTTCAACGTTTGTTCTTGCTGTGCCGGATACTAAAAAATTAATATCTAAATTGTTTTGCACAGTAGTGATGAGGTTACCGACCGATGCTAATCTCAGCGTTTGATTTACTTCAAAGATATCAGTCGAAACCGCAGTTGGGCTAATAGTAGCTGTGAGTGCTCCGTTAACAAAGAAACTTAATGTGTCGTTGTTTAGTGACCTTGGTCTAGGTGCAATGACTCGAGTATTGCCATCTGAATCTGCTACTCCGTTAAACTGTGTTTTAGCAGTCGTAAAGCCTTCGAATGTATCTATTGTAGTATTGTATCTAAAATCAGCCTGTGTTAATGTAGAGCGATTTACAGTAGTTCCTACTGGAGCAACTATTGCAGTTGTTTTATCAAAAATTACATTTGGAATTAATACTATGCTTCCGTTGGTATTTGAAATTACATTATCGTTAAATTTTAAAGACTCAACTAATACTCCGCCTGTGGCACTGCCGTAGAGTTCAAGATTTGAGTTAGATACAGTAGTTTCTATGGTATTAAACTGTGCTCGAATGTTACCAAAGTTTAACTGCGTGTCTTGAGATAAAAACATGCCATTCCAGGACTTACTAGCAGATCCTAGATTATATGTATTATCAGTGTATGGAGTTAATGATTGTGTGAACTCAGGATTAATGGTAACAGTATCTGATGCAGAATCGCCAACAATTAACTGTCCTTTAAATCCTAGGTCGCCGTCGATTTGGATGTTGCCAGTTACCCGAAGATTTGCATAAATCTCAGCATTATCGATAATGTTAACAACCCCAGAACCAGATGGACGAAGTTCTATGCTTGAGTTTAAGAGTTTACTACCAATTACATTACCGTCAAAGAATAATCCATCTGTCTCGTTCCTGTCAAATCGCACAGTACCAGCTGCACCGCCACTGGCAGAAATATAAATTGGGCCACTAAGACTGGAAATCTGATTGGTCTGTATGGTTAACCCGTTGACATCAACGCGAGGAGTTATTAGAGATTGAGTTTGTGTAGTACCATTAACTTCTAGTCGACGACTAAATGCATCAGTATTAATACCAATACCGCGAGCACTAACATCAAGATAAAGCTGATCAGTTTCGAACGCAAGATCTACACCCAATCGTTCAAGATTGGCAGTTAGCATCTGCCCGGAAATTCTACCCAACTCTGCCATTGCCGCTCCTGTTAGTTATTACTGATCGAAGCCGTAATAAACTGTGATCTCTTTGCCTGTTGGTACCGATGAAAGAAAGTTAATGTATGTTCCGGTGGCATAGCCAACTGGATTAGTAACCAATGTAAAGTTTGTAGTTGAAATTTGAATAACGTTTTCAACCAATACAATAATATTGTCAGCACTAGCTGGTACAAAAGTCATTGGACCAAATTTAGTTTCAGAATTATTACCAGGACCGAGTGTTTGTTTAGTGATAGTCGACGGACCTTTTAAACGAACTGTTCTCCATGCACCGTCGTGGTATATTTCTAGACCAATCGCAGTAGCAGCAGGATTAGCACCTGTGCCAGAACTGGTGTTGTATCGAACCATACCACCAGTTACTAGACTACTCTGTGGTTGTTGTGCAGTAGTGCCTTTAGGAACCTTTAAACTATTAGTAGAGTCAATAACAATTCTACCAGATGGATATTGAATGTAAGCATTATCGCTTACACTAAATTTAGAAATGTTTTTAGTTTTTAAGAATTTCATACTGTTAATGTACTCACCGTGGCAGCAAGATGCCCGGACTCAAATATTCCACCGGATGTATATGGCGTGTAACCTGTGCTGTTAAAGTTAATAACAAATTCATTACCACTATTAATTTGAGTAACTTGATATGTTCCGCCATTAATAGATAATGCAGGATTACTATTGTTTACTATACCACTTACTCCGGAAATACTAATATAGTTTCCAACTTCTAACAAATGACCTGCTGCTGTTACTACTGCCTGGGCGGCTGTTGTGATAAGGGTAATCGAAGCTGTTCTGTTTGCACCAGTGGTGGTTGCAATCATGCTATCACCATTGTCTAGAACAACACGTTCTGTATCAAAGAATAATGTTTCCCCTGCTGGAATAACAAGATTTTTAATAATAGTATTTGAAAAGTTTTTAGTTTTAGTCGCTTTAACTAAATGCACCTGTAATGAAACTGCTCTAACTGATTCGTCCGAAGCATCTGGTGTCGCAGTATTACAAAATACCATGGTTGTAATTGCATTGGTATTTGCACTTGTGTAAATTGTTTGGTCGAAACCAGCGAGTAGCAATGTAGATTGAATCATTTGTTTTTATCCGTTAAAAGAGTATGCTCCACAGCAATGCTCTGTTTTTGTTTGTTAATTCTGCACTCTCGGTGGTGTTTACAAAAAACACTCCCGATTTACCTGTGCCGGGTGTTCCTGAATATACGATTGTATTAAGCGACACTGCTGCTGGAACAAAACTTTGATTTTCCATTTGCAATGGTGCATTAATTGTAACCTTGCCAGTGCCATTGGCTTCAATGGCAATGCTATCGTTTGTATTTCGTGCGGCAATTTTTCTATCACTGATATCAATATTAAACAATGTCATTCTATCATCATAGAATGTTGCTCTTGTGTTGTTATCAATCTGAACCAATACTCTACTTGGGCCGCCATTACCATGAATTGTAGTATCTGCTGCAACTACGCGAGTATCGTCATCTTCAACGAAGTATGTTGGGTTATTCAATACTGCATAATCAACGTAGGCTTTGTTGGCTAAAATATCTCTGGCCGTTACTGAATTCTCAGCAGTTCTTAATAATATTTCGTTGAGGTAATCTGTGGTGCCTGTGACTTTAACAACACCAATACCGGTATTAATTAATCCAAGGTCGCCTCGATCAGTCGCCCCGTCTGTTTTGACATATCTGGTTTTAATAGCACTGTCAAAGAAATTATAAACACCTGACCCTGTTTTTTTAGCAACTTCGAATGTATCTGTTAGCTCATTAAAAACTAGAGAAGCTCGAGGGTTAGCAATACCACCGCTAAACCCCCGATCTATTTCTATGCCCGAATATTGTAGACTAACGCCGTTGGCAAGTTCACCGTAGTTTAGCGTGATAACATTATCTTTAATGTCGATGTTTTCTGCATCAACAGTTACAGTAACGCCGTCAACTACTAAGTTACCAGTGATTCTTGTTTCACCAACGCCCGGGCCAGTGTCTAATCTAATAACACCAGCACGGACCGTCTTAAGTGTGTAATTGCCGTTAGTTTGAACAACTTGTGACATAGTTTATCTCGTTTAGATTGCTGTTAGCACGATGTAGTCGTTTGAAGAATCGTTTGCTAGTACCCATGTGTAGCGATTGCCACTGAAGTCAGTTGCAACACGTTTGGTAATTTTAGCAATGTTAGTTGCAGATGTACCATTGCCACCAATGTAACCAAACAATCTCATTTCGCCATTGGCACTCGGTGCGCCGTTTTTTACAACTGCGGTAGTTAGTACTGTTGGAGTTCCGATTCTTGCAACTACGAATGTTTTTGCACCGCGTTGTTTGATTAGAATACCGTCTGTTCTTAGTGCTGTACCGTCATGGAATTCAATTCTAATACCGGTATTTGCTGCTGCGTAGGTGTTTAGTACATCAACACCATTTATATCTGTTCTTAATGGACGTCCCATTTGATTCTCCTTAATTTGACGTTTTAGGTCTACGCTGTGGGTTACAGCATAAGTCCGCAGGCTGCGGCGCTCATTTAGACAATGTATTTATCTTTGGGAAAGTAATGCCATGAGTTCCATTTTACCCACAAGCTCTAAAACTCGATTAATTTCATCTATCTCGTGCTGCGCTTTTTCAATACATGCTCGACTTTTAGTCTGTCTGTATTGCACCATTATAATGCTATAGTTTTGAATATGCTTTTCTACAATGTGTTCTATTTGATACACATCGTGTTTGAACATAGGAAATTTTTTACGCCAACTATCTAGGTGTTTCCTTAATTCTTTAAAGTCGTGTTCTGTTTCAACCTTCATGGGATATTTAAGTCAAACAAAAAGGCCCCAAAGGGCCTTTTTGAATTTCTTCTAAACCAAAGATTTGATTAGCTGAATTTAACGTTACCGTCAGTGATGTCAACCTTACCTAGGTAGTCAGCAGCATTGCCCAATGAGCTAGCTGTGTTTGTTAACTCAACATAACCATAACGTGTCATGAAGCTAACTACTGGTTCGAATGTTGATGGGTCCAATACAACACCACTGCTCATCAATGGAATGTATGGGCAATAGAATGCTGGAGCATCAGATTCACTAGAACCTTTGTAACCAACTAGTACGGATGTGCTATCAGCAGCATAACCGTCAACATAAACACGCATTGCACTGTTCAATGTACCAACAAACTTAGTGTTTGTAGGTGCTTCGAAAGTACCTTCTGTAGTGCGAGCAAAAGCAGAAGTTGTAGCGGATTGTAGGATTGTCAATGCTAGTGGAGAAACCACAGCATAGTTACCTGCACCACGACGTGTACGTTGTGCGATCAAGTTTGCAACACGATTGATTTGAACAGCTAGAGCAGCGTGTTCGTCACCAACGAATGTAGCAGTACCAGATACAGCAGCTTGGTTGTAAGTTTGTGTAGCTGTACCAGCTAACGAACGCAACGAAGCCAATACTTCTTGGTCGATTTCAGCAGTAATTTCTTGTGCTAAAGCAGCCATGATTTCTGCTTCGATGTCAATGCCTTGTTGGGCTTGTGCATCTTGAGCAGCTTCAAACGTCCAGCGAGCTGACAATTTACGTGTCTTAGCTTCGACTGTCTGTTTCAAGATTTGAATAGACATACGCTTACCTGCTTGACCTTCTAGGCTAGCTGTTGAGTTAGCTTTAGGTGTAGCATCTGTATCGTTACCAGAGTAAGCAGCAGCAATCTTGAATGGACTGAATGCTTCTTCACCAGCTACAACACCGTTTCCGCTATCTGCATAACGAACACGTAGAGTATGAATTTGACCAACTGGTCCTGTCATTGGCTGAACACCTACCAATTCGTTAGCAATAACGGTTGGCATGACACGACGAATAACCGGTAAAATTACGCGGTTTAATGTTGCAACGTTTCCAGCGGAAGTTGCACCTGCTGTGGCACTCTCAGACAAATACTTACGGGTATTTTCAAGAGTAGTTGCCATTACTGTGCGCTTTGTACCTTGTAGGCCTTCTAATAGAGCCTCTTTGGTTTCTGACCAGCGCGATTCGAGTAGTTCTGACATATTAGTTCTCCTTAAACTTTAAGTCCCGCAAGCTTGCGGATTGTGAATATCTCAGCAGTTTTTTCCCCACTGCTGATTTGATGTGCCTGTTTATTGCCTGTGATTTCTGTTGATTCTGTTAATGCTTTTTTCTTTGGTGCGTCACCGGCCATTACAGCAGGCACATACTTGTCGTATGCTACGCGAAGTTTATCTGTTGCCACTGATTCTAGCAACTCGTTCATTACTGTACGCTTGTCTCCAGTTAGAGGTCCTAAAAGTTCACTCATAATGTCTTTACGGGACGCAAGATCTTTCGCAATGCGAAGTTCTCTGTCTTTACTTTCAACGATTTTTTGATGATCTGCAACAATCTTAGCTGCCTCTTCGAGTTCAACTTGCTTCTGATTAACTACTTTTAATAGTTTAGAAGTTTCGCTTCTTTCGTTTAGGTGGCTTGCTGCATATTCGCTAGCAAATGATTCGAAGATACGACGACCGAAGTCGTTTTTGCGAGCAAGTTCAATGTCTTCTTTTAGTTGTCCCATTTCGGCACGTAGCGTTTTAGATACGGCTTCTTTAACTAAAGTTGCTGATTGAGTTACGAATTGCTTCTTAACTGTTTCAAATTTAGCTCTGCTTTCGCGAACTAATTTAACTTTGGTTTCAGCTAGATCTTTCTTATCGGTGTGGAATTCTGCTATTTCTTTGGCTAGTGCATCCACGATAAATGATTCTAACTTGGCAACGTTTGCTGCGACACTTCTGCGATCTTCATGAAGTTCAGAAAGTTCAGAAACTAATTTTTGGAGAACAAAGCTTTCCATTTTCTTAGCATCGTCTTTCATTTTTCTCTTATACTGTGCTTTTGCTTCGATTAGACCTTGACGATCTTCTGCAAGCTCTGAAAGCTCAGCGTGTAACCGGTCTTGCAACATTGACTCAACTGCTTCAACCATTGCTGACTTGTCATGCTCATACTTCTGAGCAAACTCTTCACGTAGTTCTGCTGTAACTTGATCTCGGCTTTCTTGAATTCTCGTCTGCCAAGCTTGTTCAATTTCCGATTTCATCTCTTCGGAAATCACATTGTTTTCAAATAATTGTTTTACAAAATCTAGCATGTGATTCTCCTACTGTTATTTGAGTCCCAAGATGATTTTCTTGAGACTTTCTGCTATGTATTTCTGTGCCTTTGGATCGCCTTGTACTTCCTGTGCTATTTTAAATGCGTTATATCCGCCTGTTTGATTCATAATGTGTTCATAAACTGGTGTTGGGTAAGCTCCCGGGGCGGAAGGTTGAGCTACGATATCAACTGTGATAATTTCAAATTCGCTCACCTTTCCACTACCATCATCGGAAACATTACCGGAACCTCTGCTTGATACGCCAAGTTTGACTCCACTCTCCAACATGGTTGAAATAAGTTGTCCCATAGGAGTTGGTAGAATCTTTAATTTTCCATAACCATTTGGACCATCCATCCACATCTTTGTTAGCATGTGGCTGACTCGATCCAAATTAATGCGTAGATCCGCAGGATGATCAACTTCTCCTAGTACTGAGTAACCACCTGCAATCTGTTCATTGACGGTTTTGACAGCCCTACCTATTTCGGAGACAGGGTAAATTCTCTGATTTGCGTTACGGATATCCCCTTGAATGCAGATACCGTTCAAATGCAGAGTCTTCTTCCCATCTATATCAGAGGATTCAAGGACCAGCCCAGCTTGGTCAAAACTCAGATGCTCACTAAGGAAATTTTTCACCTAAAGGCTCCGATTACTTATTGCGGAACAAACTTGTAGTGTTCGCTCCACCTTGTTCGCCTGCGCCTTTCTTTTCAGCGCCGTGTCCTGGCTGTTTTGTATTGAAAGCATTACCTGCTTTACCGCCTGGAACATTAATATTGCCAGCATTGTCTTCTTTAGCTTTGTTACCAGCTAGACCACCTGCTGTGCCTTTGTCGTTGCCTTCACCACCTCTAGCAGTGTTAGCAACAGTACCGCCCATATCATTTTTCATGTTGTCGATAGTTGATTTTGTATTGCCGCCACCTTGTTCAGCAGAGCCTTTCTTCTCAGCACCATGGCCCGCACCAACTTTCTCTACGTATTCACGTACAGTAGCCATTTGTGGTTCGAATGCATCTTTCATGCCCATGCCCGTGTTGTCAGCGTCCATGTCGCTTGGTCCGCCCATGTTATCCATGTCTGGCTCTTCGTGATCGCCGCCTAGACCTGCTGCTAATTCGTCAAACTTAGACATTAGTTCGTCAAACCCGTCAACTACGTCTTGCTTAGTTGCTGGCTCGTCCATGCCTTCTTCATCTTCGCTATCTTCTTCACCTGCTAGATTACCTAATAGGTTATCTGTTGAATCTGACTCTTCGCCTTCTTCATCGTCGCCTTCGGCTACTTCGAAGTCTTCTTCAACTGCTTCTTGTTGTTTCTTTTTTGCTTCTTCTTCTTCTTCATCGCTCATTTCGGACTCAATTAGTCCTTCGTAAATTTCGCGTGACTGCGCAACAACGTATTCGTGGAATAGTTCTTCCGCTTTATCTTGTTCACCATTAACTAGGTGCTCGAGCATTTGCTCAATAGTGGTTTTATCCGCCATGTTGGTCTCCTTAGGGTATTAATTTGGCTGTCGAGTTATTTACTACTATTATTACAATTCGGTGTTATATAGTAGTTTTTTGATCGTTTTCAGGCTTTTTTAAGATTTATTGCAAATCTTTCTGATAACTCGTTATATGAAATGTTCTTGTAATTATTTAGTCCAGAACTAAATGCAGGGGGGGTCATAAACTTTTTTCCGACCAGTCTGTGGAACTTTACATCTTGAAAATCTCTAACTATCTTTTCAGTTTGAGATACCCAATTACCAAAGAATGTAGGAGGCTCATAGCTTTTCTTGTAATTAAAGGTATCTGCGTAGACGTTATTAAACTTGCCTTGAACTCCTTCAAAGTCAAATCCTAGAATATAGATGTCTTTATGTCCCATTGATGCTGCAAGCCATAGTGCTGTAGGCCCACTGCTCCAGCCTTTATGTGGGTCAAAGAAGTTAATATTTGAAGTTTCTAGAACGCCCTTGTTTGGATTTGTCCAAACATTATTGGTATTATGATATCCAGCAGCAATAATTTCATTGACCATCTTAACATCTACTGCTACTAAATGATCGACTTCTGCTTCTCTGTACACAGCATTGCAGGCAAAAATTGTGCCGTGCGGCTGCAATTCGGCGATATCAACTACAAGTCTGCTGATGCCGTTTCCTAGTACAAATGCGGGTTTATTGGGGTTGTTGTTCTGCGGGTGGCTGGCCATACATCTGTCTAATAAAACCAAGTTCGGATTCTTGCTCTGCTTCGTGTGCTTCGCTTTGCATACGCAACATATTAATTTGCTTGAATGTAAGTCTAATCTTACGGGTATCTTCTTGATCTAAAATAGACACGTCATTACTCGACTCGTAGCGACGATCGATAGTATAGTTGTTGCTCTTGTCGTTAAAGTAGAAAAACTCTAATAATTTCATATCTTGTATTTAGCCAATTTGTATCAAGCCGGTGGAGGGGTTGTTGCGCCACTGTCTGGTAGTGGAGGTTCGCCGCCCTCTGCGCCCGGTTCAGCTGCTGCTGCCATATCTAGAGGAGCTTCTGCTGATTGATCTGCCATGTCTGAACTCATACCGCCCGGTGTAATGCCCATTGAGCGCATATCGCCCGCTGCATCATTACTTGGTGTTAGCTTGCCACCGTTCTCTTCTTTCCACATACGTTCGTTTTCTGTGATCTCTTCTTGCGTTAGCCCTAAGAAACGTTTTAATGCAAAACGCTTACTGATGTAAGGAGCTTCTTGTAGACTAGTAAACGAACTAATACGTGCATTATCCAGCTCGCTTTGACGATACGCAGCAAAGTTTTGCGGTGGATTAAACTTCAATTCAAACAAGCTGTTATCAATATTAATGCCTTGCTTTACAATCCAAAGTTTAAATTCTAAGTCAAATTCTTCAACCATTAAGCTTTGTAGACGTTTGCAATACTCGTTGAATCTTAGCTCTTGAATATATGCAGTACCTACTTTGCCATCGTTAAATGACTGCTGACTATCATCTGCACCTGTTGGTAGATAGCTGCTTGGAATACGCAAGGCGCGGAATAACTTGTTGGTAAAATACTTCAAGTCATCGATTTCGCCTAGGTTAGTGCCGCCGGGCAGTGTATCAACTTTACTACCGCGACCTTCTGCTGTCTGCGGAAAGAAGTAGTCTTCGTTGATGCTTAATGGATTGTAGCTAGCATCGATTGCAGAAGATCCGCCGGTTGAGCTAGGAATACGTCTTTGATGAATTTCGTTTTTTACACGTTCAACAAAGCCCATGGCCATGTGCGCTGGCATATTACCAACGTCAATATAAAAGATACGGCGCTCTGGCGCACGTTGTATACGATAGATAATAATCGCATCTTCTAGTAATTCTTTCTGTTTATATACTTTAAAAACGCTTTCTAGCAGGCTGTTGCCAAAAGGATAGTTATTATCAAGACCTTCACTTAAACTAATATGAACCACGTTTTTAGCATCGATGGCAATTTCGTTGGTGCCTGTGGTAAAGCGTGAACCAGTTTGTTGTGGGGCGGCGCCAACCATGCCGCGACCTAAGGCGCCACCGGTGACATAACCGCCACCTCCTGCTGGACTGCTATTATTGTTTGGGTGAATTGATGTTGCTACTAGATCTTTAAAGTTAAAATTAAAGTCCTGGATAACATACTGCTCAGGTGTCTTACCTTCACTTTCATTTACAATAACTTTAGTAACCTTTGCTGGATCAACATAGAACCATTTAAGTGTTTCTGGATCTCGTACAAAAAAGCAATCGCCATACTTAAAGGTATTACGAACAATTCTAAAAACTCTATTTTCAAATTGTTGTATCTTGTTCCACTTCTGTAGACTTTCTTTTAATAGTTTAACTTCAGTTGCTGTTGGTGCACCTTTAAAAAATATTTGAAACGATGTAGTATTCTCTTTATTCTTTTGGCTGCAGAATTCTGCTAGGATATCAAGGGCAGCATTAATCTCACTGTCCATGTCCATGGTGTTGTATTGTTGATAACGCTCAACACGATTTGGCGTACCTGCATATACGTCTGGTAGATAGTTTGAATAGTTAGTACGGGCCGGTCCGGGTTTACCACCGCCGTTACCTAGCGGGCTAAAAGTGCCGCTTGTACCATCAATTTTTACAGGTGTAAAATGCTTTTTCCAGCTCATATATTTTCCAAATTATACGGGTGACGAAAATACGTCACTGCCAAGACCTTGTTGTACTGTAAGTTGTTTATCATTAAGTGAGTGTACGCCTCGATTAATTACGATTAGTTGATCCATCTTAGTATTTAAGCTCGCTAGCAAGGTCTCTGCACTTTCTGGCGGCTTGCCGGACTTCTGTGATTCATTTTTCTTTTTAATTTCTTCTGCGGCTTTTTCTTTTATTTCAGCTTCTGCTTTGGCTTTATTTTCCATTTCGCGTCTGCTAGCTTCGTTGCCTCCGGTAGCTGGACTTCCGTTTTGATTCTTGTAGGCATAGGCTGCAACTTGTTCCGGGCTCATATTAGTGAAGTCTACTGCACTTGCAGC